CCTTATTACTTTGTAGGTTCTGTGGCGGTAGGGACAACTACTTTTTTAGATACCCTGTCCGATACGGCTATATTTTCACAGGGAACTGGACAGGTAATAGAAAATAGATTATCGCAGATATTCCCGAGCGCCAATGCAATAAAGGGATTGGCAAGTATAGACAGGAGGATATTTGTGGCAAGCAACCAACAAATACTCTATAGTTGCGCTTCGCCAGACGAGAGGGACCTAAAAGATTTTGAAAGTTCCGCAAGATTCAGGATGTTTATGCGATATGGTTCTGGTCCCACGGTGGTTCAGAAAACTCCATTTGTTAATCATGGTGCGGGACAAGAGGTATTTCACCCCAATTTCTTTAGAGAGGTAAACCCGGGTAATGGAGAACTTATAACAGCCCTTGCGGTTCATATGGGACGACTGGTTATTTTCAAGGAAAATTCTATCTATAAACTCTATGGCTCCTCGTCTCTTGATTTTAGGGTATTACAGGAAAACGGAGATGTAGGTTGCATAGCTCCCCGTTCGGTGATAGCAGTAGAGGATAAGATTTACTTTATTGCAGGTGGCAAGAATGTTGGTATCTGGATGTACGACGGAGAAGGTATATATCCGATTTCGAGTATACTTGAGCCATATTTACGAGCAAACATAGATATTGCTAACTTACATAACGCTGCGGCGGGCGTTTATCGCAATATGATATTTTTCTCGGTCCCGTTTGTTGACGGAGGTGGCAAGAATAACAAGATACTTGTGTATGACTACCAAAGGTCGAATCCGAGAAGCGAGCCAGACAATCATTGGGCAACGTGGGATATACCTTATATCTATAGTTTTCTTACGCAAACCAAGCCCGGAGATTTTGGTGAAATATTGATGGGTGGTCAATTTGCGGGAATACATCAATACGATACATCGGAGTTAGATTTAGGGGCAACTACCATACCTGCCTATTTCCAGACCAAATATTTTGATTTTGGGGTGGTTGATAATATCAAAACGTGGAGAAGAAGCCATATCGTAACGGACAATAAAGAGGTAGATGTAACCCTGAAGCTATTTACTGATTACGATACCGTTACTGCTGAGAAAACAAAGATTCTGACTAATGATTATGCGGTTAAGAATATAGCAAGGCGAGATTATTCCTTCGGAACTATAAAGGGGAATTACGGCTCCTTGCGACTGGAGTGGAATACGGCAATAGCAGATTTCAGGATTATGAGCAGGTCGCTTTATTACGATATTGTTCCTGAAAGACAGGAAGCCAATCAACCTATATAAATATTTATGAATTATCCTAATACGCCACAGATAGGAGAAGTGGAATCGCCGGCCGGAGCTGCATTTCCTACGCCTGTTGAGCCACCGCCAGAAAACATAGAGGTTCAAGAAGATATTCTTGAGAGAATACGCAAGCTTGATGAAAAAATAAATCCTTATCTAAATCAAGCTACTCCTTCCGCTGCTCCCGACAATACCGAACGTGGTGATTATCCCGTTGATATGGCAGGGAATGTATCAAGATTATTTGGCAGGGCAATAAACGAGGGGTATAAAGAATACGGCAGTCCTGATAGAGATGGCAGGGATGCACAGGGGCAAGCGACTATTCTTCCCGCCGAAGATTACGAAACTGGTATGTCTGCGGACAAGCAAGGCGAGGAAATGGTTAGGTTGAATAAGGAATTATACTCATTGGTGCAAAGTGGCGAGATTGATAACGACCAGCATTTTAATATATTCAACGCTCCGGTTGACGAATCTAAATTTCAAAAGGTATATAGCGACTGGGTGTATGGTCGCAAGAAACTTTCCGAGAAAGCTATCAGTGTGATGGGTCGTCTTTATGCCTTGCATAGACGAAGCCAAAGTGCAAAGATATTGCAAAGTCGCTTTGATGAGGCAACTGCCCTTGGTGTAAATGTAGCAGGATTTGAAACTGGTATAGGTGCAGGCACGGGCAAAATACGAATACAGAAATTATTAGAGCAACAATTAGGAATAGGCGAGATTGGCAAAACAGATATAAAGCTTAATCCGCTTGCTTGGGTGATAGGTAAAGATACTCCGTGGTGGCTCGGCGGAGAATTGAGTATCGGTAGTTTATCTGCGGTAGTTGGTTTTGTGACTGAGCTATTGTTCGACCCTACTACCTACTTAACTTTCGGCGTTGGTAAGGTGGTGACTATGATACCCGCAAAACAGGTAAGTGCGGCGATAGCAAAATCTACGCTCATTCCTGCCCTTGCAAGACCTGTTGCTTTTAGACAAGGAGATATACGTCTGACAGAACAGGGAGTAAAATTACTTTACGAGCTCAAGGCGTTCGTGGGTAAAGATGAAGCTATCTCTATACTTGCAAGCTCTTTAAGCGTGGCGAATAAGTATAGTGCGAGGGTAGGAGCAGAAATGCTCACGTCAAAAATTGGTAGAACTGTTACTGCGAGCGAAGTATTGTCCTTATCGAAAAGACGGGGTATAGGATTGGGTATACCGTTTACCCGATGGGAAACAGGCAGATTACCTACAGGCAGATACCTAAAGCAATTTGCGGATATGCTGAGATTGCGAGGCGAAATGCTTGTAAATAAATCCGCCGAAAAACTTATAGCAAAAGACCCTGTATTCTATTCTTACGCAAAAAGATTATATACGGGCGTAGATAAGACAGTAGAGGCATTGAGCAGGTTATTCGTTGGCCCCTCAAGATTGCCTCATCTACAGGAATTGTCAAAGTTACGAAACAGAGTAAAGATGGGTAAATCTCGTGCGATAGTGGATGAGTTTGTGGCTATCGCAGATGAGTATAAGAGCATCCTGCGAAATCCAGAACTACGAAAGAGTGTCAATCGGGAGATTTGGGATAGGGTCGAGGAGGATATTGTAAAATCTGAATTTAATTTGGCAGCAAGAAAAGAAGCGGCTATTGGATATGCTATCCAACACGAACCCGTAGCTTTAACCGTAAAAAAAGCCCCAGAGGTTATTAAGGATAAGGCAGGGGAGATTATTATTCCATTAGACGAAATGGTTGCCGATGTAAAAATTTGGTTTGCAAAGATAGCCAAAATGGACGTTGAGCTTTATAAAATACTTGATCAATCCCAGGTTATATCGAGTTATGCTTACAGGGAATTATCTGACGAGGCAAGGCAATTTGCTATAAAACATAATTTCCTTACGAGTGGTGGCGGTTACAAAGAATTTACAACGTGGATGTCCAGTCAAGAGGGAAGAAAGCTTGGGAACTATAGACATAATTATATTCAGGAGTTAGCACGAGAAGGGAATTTATCGAGAATTTTCGGCGAGCAATCGCAATGGCGAGATTTCAGGGGTGATTTCTATGTAGATGATATGCTTGAGGGTATGTTGAGGCGTGCCTTGAATAGTGTCAAGACAGGTGAAAATGCAGTAATGGTAAGAGACGCACTCGATACATTTGCCTACAAGAAGATTAAAGCTACTTACAATTTAGAGATAGACAGGGCGTTGAGAGAATTTCCCGATGCAACCTCATATAGGGAATTGAGTGGTGCGACTGTAGGGCTTGAGGAAGCAATGGCAGGCAGGGCGATGGCTACTGGCGAATATGTCTATATAGTCAATAGGGAGATAGCGGAGAATTTGAAACAAACATGTCGATTCCTTGTCAATCAGGAAGATGAGGCGGTGTTGTGGTGGAAATCCTTTTCTAAAAATTATGATGATTTTATAACTAACTGGCAGAAGCAGGCAACAATTATAAGACCTGACTATCATTTAGCCAACGCTATATCTGATTATTATAGGTGGTTTTCGTGGAAAGCATTAGGCGATACTATACCCGAAATAACTCATAACTTTAGATATTCCAATAACCTATCCTTGAGCGTAATGAAAGATAGAGGATACTTTAACGATATGAACAAAAAGATATTCGGGGAAAAGATAGGCGGAATAATTGATAAGTATAAGGTTCCTGTTCCCCTCGAAGCTACAAAGAAGCTTACCGAGAAAGAAATGGCATTGGCAAATGAATGGCTTGATGAGGCAATTTACTATAACGTATTTACTCTCGGTTCGTTTGATGATACTATGATGTTGCGGGCAGGAGCATTGCCTAACAGGGAATATCAAAGGGAATTGATGAAAGTAATTTATGGCGTAGATGTTCCGCCTCGGGGGCTTATGGATGCTATTTTTAAGTACTCACAATTTGAAAAACTATCGGATATCGGAGCAAATCTTGGGGCATATGCCGAGAACCAAAGACGACTGGCTCTTTATTTTGCTCAAAGATATCAGGGGAAATCTGTTCCGAAGGCACTCGAAGTGGTAGATAAGATTATGTATACCAGCAGGATGTATACGGAATTTGAGAAAAAGTATGCAAGACGGATTATAATGTTCTACGGCTGGATGAGGAACAATATCCCTGCTATGATAGAGAACCTTGTATTGCATCCGTTCGAGGCATTATTCCCGTATCGAGTTATAAACTCAATCAGAATGAATAGTCAGGACGAAGACGAACTCATAAAAGAGCTATACCCTGCCTATGTCCACGATAACTGGGGAGTTCCGATACGGAGAGTAGGGGGCGAGCAACAGATGTTTTTGGCAGGCAGATATTTCTCTGTCTCGGATTTATGGAGCAAGGGAATATTCTCGACGCTTTCGGGTGATACAGACAAGACAACGAAATTTTTGCTTAATAGTTTAACACCTGCCATAAAAGGGGGACTGAATGTTGCAGGATACGAACTCGCTCCGATTTGGAGCGATAGAAATATTGCACCCATACCTACCGAACAAACGGAATTTTTAGGTATAGAGATGTCAAGGCGTGTAGCTCAAGCTACAAAAAGTTTATTTCCTGCTCTATATTTGGCAGATAGATTAGTATCAGGCAAGTTATCGATTCCTGAATTCGTTACGGGAATACGAACCGTAGGATTAAAGGAAGTCCAGTTATTAGAGGGCGGCTCATACAGAGCTAACAATATGATAAGGGAATTAAGCGGCCAGATAAAGAAACTGGCAAAGCGAAGCGAGGAAGCGTTGAATACGGGGAATAAAGACAAGGCGATATCTTTGGTGGGGGACGCTACCGCATTACAGACAGATAGGGAAGCGTGGAGAATCAGATTAAGAGAGATTACACGGAAGCTACGGGAACTTGGCGAGAGAAAAGAATTGAAAGTATCGGCAGATAAGGCATTACGACGGGTAAAAGCTAAACTTGAAGAAGGAGAAGAATAATTTATGGCTACATTTAGAACGCCTGCGGAAAGAGGAAAGATAACGCCCTGGTGGCTAAAACTTTTAGGAGAACATCCCGAAAAGTTAGGGAGAAAGAGGGTTTGGCTACCCAAAAGGGTGGCGCAGCAGGAAGAGGCAACGTTAGAACCAATGCCTAAACCTATTCTACCTTTAGCTTTTTCACAGGAACTTGATAGATTAGCGGAAATGGGCATTATACCAAAGGAGTAACATCATGGCTGATTTTTACGGAAAGAACGACGAAGGATACGTAGGTAATGACAAGTATCGGCTTGGTGGCGTCACCTATTACGGCGCGACAAGTTACAATGCGGCTAAAGCCCGATGGGAGCAA